CTTTATATTTGTTAAGGGTCCTTAACTTTTTGTTTGCTCCTGTTACCTTTTCTTGTTCTTTTATTAGGTTATTAACTTCATCTTCTAACTTAGAATTGTTAGATGTATACTCTTCTTGTTCATCAAGTAGAGATGATATTTTATCCTGTTTGCCTTGAATATTTGCTTTTCCACGATTCTCTAACTCTTCAATAAACTTCTTTTGCATATCCAATTTATCTTTTACATTCTCTCTTGATAAATCTAAAACTTTTATCTCATCTTTTTGTTTTCTAATTTTTTCTTTGATGATTAAATTCATCGCAGAGAAGATACGAATATCCAATAAGTCTTCAATCACTTCTCTTCGATTTGAACCTGATAGTTGCATAAAAGGAACAAAAGCACTACTACCAAGTATGACTATCTGTGTAAATGACTTATAGTTTACTTTTAATATATTTTCTTCCAATATCTTCTGCATTGCACGGTCATCTGCTTGTTTGTGCATTTTCTGACCATCAACCTCTATCTCAAATAGATTTGGTTTCATACATCTACGTACAAGATATTGACGACCATTAATATCAAACTCTACTTCAACTTGAGTATCTTTCTCATTTGTCGCATTTACAAGTTGAGACTTATTAATTTTACGAAAAGGTTTATTAAACAAACTAAAAGTCAAAGCATCCAACACTGTGGATTTACCTGTACCATTTGTTCCGACTATCAAATTCGTTGCATTTTGTTGGAAATCTATTTCTGAAAACTGGTCTCCAGTTGACAAAAAATTCTTCCATCTAATCTTTTGAAACGTTATCATTCTTAGGTGGTGGAACGACTATATCGTTCGGTGTGATCACAGCGTACTTATAATTATACAGCTTACACGTCTTTATGGCAACTGTATCTTCAATTTCTATAACATTTAAGTCAGTGTCCTCATCATCATTTAACATCATAGCATATCTTTCTGCATCATCCTCTTCTTCAAACATAAAGAGAACTTTTTCCCCATACCGATTTAGAACAGCATAGGCACCATCGTCCTGTCTGTGTTTAAGTGTTAGAAGATACATTAGTCTACCTCGCAAGCTTCGGTGTATATTTTCTGTAGAATTCCTTTAATGAGAGTTTTATCTCCTTCAAACTCAGATTCATCAATATAGCGATTCAATATACCAATCGTATTCTCAGTTTCTTCAACTTCAAAGTCTGCACTTTCTGTTAATACAAAATTTTCAATTATTTTTAAGTCTTGAATACCAGAGTTGTATAATTTATCTATAAATTTTTCAAATTGCTTTTGGTCGGTTTTCTTCTTTACAACTACTTTGACTATCTTATCTTTAAATTCTCTAGTATCAAATAACTTATAATTAGTGTCTTCATAATAGATATTGTAAAATAACCTATAAGGGTTGTTTACGGGTTTGTGTTCGATTGTTTTAGTGTCAAAGATATGAAACCCTCTGGTATCTAAAACATCATTCCAGAACATTTCATAAGGGTTTCCAAGATAATATATCTTTCCATTATTAGAGCGAGTATGGTAATGACCTGAGTAAACACGATAGAATTTATCAAATATCTTTGTATCCATTCCATGTTCCATCATATGACCACGAGTGGCAACAAAACCATTTAACTCAAGATGACCCATAATAACATCAGCAGATGTGGTATCCATCATTTCAAGAGTTTGTAATTTATTCTCCTCATTAATCCAAGGAAGCATTAAAATATCTAATCCACCAAGATTTACAGTTGTTGGTTCTGAGTAAACTTCAACATTATCATATTCCTTTAATAAAAGTTCAACTGTATTAATTTCATTCGTATCTTTATAGTATGCAGTGTGATTACCAACGATTGTATGGACTGTTATACCCATTGCTTGTAATCTATCATAATAATTCTTTTTTGACCACTCAAGAGTTGCTAGGTCAATATTACGACGATTATCAAAGGTATCACCCATATCAACAATCGTATCAATCTTATTTTTCTCTAGGTATGGAAAAAAGATATTATCGTAAAACTTTTTGAAATATTTGTGTATATAATCAGCACCTTTTCTTGCACCGAAGTGCTGATCTGTAATAATTGCTAACTTCATTTCTTTTTCTTTGGATAATATTGGAAACCTTCGGTTTGCTCACGCAACTCAGATAATTTAAATGTAATCATTTTATCCCAAGGAGTATGTGAATCCATCAGAACAGCAGCCTTTTTACCCTGTATTCTCTGAACACATCCAACATATCCTCGATAGATTGAGTTTTCATCTATCACCTTAACTGTAGAACCTGGTAAAATCATCTGTTACTTGACTTATACTGGATATTATCTTTAATTGTATTATAATCAGAACTACTACCTGCCATCGCACTATCATCTACGGTCATCACTTCTTCAAATCCAGTCTTTTCAATTATTTTTGTTTTAATTTCTAACTGCTTCTTTTCTTTTTGTATTCTTCTTAAAAATGCATAGTGTATTATCTGAGTAAAGTAGGCAAATGGATTTCTTGACTTCTCTGGATCAAAGTTATGGATATACTGAACACAGTTCTCAATACCATCAGATATCATATCATCACGAAACATGTAATTTACAAAGTTTGGTTTATATGACAAGTGTGTTGCTATCTTTAAAAAACAAGAACCTAAGTAATTCGTGATACGTGGTTTTGGTAAGTCATTTTCAGTTGCCTCCTTTACCTGTGCACGATATACAATTAACGCTTCTAATAGTTCACGGTTATTTACATAATGCTCTGATTTTTTCTTTGCCATATACCTGACTTAATATAATGATAGTATAACATAATTTATGGGACTTGACAAGTCAGTGAAATCTATGTACAATAACTCTGTAGGAGTTCAAGGGTTATTAGGCTTATCTATATTATTCTTAAAGATATTCTCAAGGCTCTTGCGAGCATCTTCAACTGTGGTCAATAATCCCATTTTATCATTTAATGATACTTGACCATCTATTTCAATATCAATATCATCTTCATTTAAATAACGATTATAAAACTTTATCATTTGCTCATCGTTTACTTCAGACATTGTAATAATTTTATCATACTTAATTAAAAATAAATCTTGATCTGGTAACTCTAACCAAGGTTTAACTTTAACATATTTTCCTGCAGGACTTGAAAGCATTTTCATTATGACTGGATTTGAAAGCATAATGATTGAGTCTCCGTCATTCTCATCAACAGAAACAAGTGAGAAGATTTCCTCTCCTGTAATTAATTTTAAAACAGCGTGAAATTCCTCTCCCATCATTCCAGAATACTTGTATTATTATTTAGGTTTAATTTTTCAATGGTATCTTAACTATATCATAGTTAAAGTTTTCTTCATTATACACCTTTATTCTCTCAATAAGATGATTGAGTGTATAATTTCTTCTTGACTTGTAACTAATATCATCGGCAATATCATATAGAGTTGCCTTTGTTTTATTGTTTCCCTTTCTTAAGACTCTTCCGATTGATTGAAGATTTCGTATTCGAGATTTAGATGGGGAAGCAAAGATGACATTATGAAGGTTCTTAATGTTGATTCCTGTTGAGAAGGTTCCGTAAGAGGCAATAATGATTGCGTTAGTCTCCATTTCTGTAATCGAGCGAACCTCTTCACGATCTTCTGTTGCAACTCCTCCGTGTACGAAGAAGACTTGTCGTTGTTCAAGAACATTGCTCTCCTGTATCAAATTATATAGGGGTTCTCCATGTCCTTCAACTCTTGCGAATAAAATTAATGTATTACCTTTAAGATCAAGAGCAAGATTTTTGATAAAATTATTTCTCTTTTGATGCCCAATAATATATTGTATTTCATCTTCAAAAGTTTCAAATTTATTCGGTGAATGTTTTAGTAATAATACATTAATATCTAAAGTGGCAACGTGACCTTTCTTCATCAGTTCATCAGTTTTGATAATTTTATAAGAAGGTCCGAATAGTCCTTCTAATACCCACTTATGTGTTTGTGTTCCATCAAGAGTTCCTGTAAAACCAAAACGATATTTGGCATTATCAAGTTTCGACATTATAGATATTAATGACTTTGATTTAAATTGATGTGCCTCATCTCCAATTACACATCCAAAACGATTGAAGTATTTGCGAGGAAGTTTATAGATTGATTGCCAAGTTGTAATAATTACCTGAGAATCTGTTTCTCTTTCTTTACCAGCATATATCTTGTGACAGAATGAACCAACATCCCAACCATAATCCTCAAAATCTTTATACATCTGTTCTACTAATGATGTCGTCGGAACTACTATCAGAATACTTAATTTTTTTTCAACGTAATATCTCACAATCCCGTATATCATCAACGACTTTCCTGAAGCAGTTGGAGATATCAATAACCTACGATTGTATTTTAAAGCGTCGTGTACTCCCTGAATTTGATAATCTCTAGGTTTATATTTACTTACAGCGTTCATATAATCTTTCACACCCTCTTCTGAGATACCATCATTCACTTCAAATGGTAAACCATAGAACTTACTTGGTTGAAAGTCGTATGTGTATTCGTGGTCTTTACAAAATTGTACAATCTTATCTAAGAGTCCAACATATATCTGATTGTTCTGAATATTAAATAACCTTATCTTTCCGTCCCAATACTTATTTTTATAAGTTGGCATAAACTTTGCACCAGGTACTTCAAAGGTGAAATAGTCTGCTAACTCATAATATACATGCATATCAGATTCTATCTGAAGATGCACTTCATTCTTTTTTGATATTATCAAATGCGACATAACATCGATCAATATCAATTATTTAGTTGTGTTTTATAAACCTACTTTTTCTTTGGTTCAGGAATACTTCCTTTTTTTGGACTTTTTGTTGTTATCTTATAAATTTTATCATATTTACCTCCAATATTGGAACCAGTAGGTGCTTTAGTTCTTGTGTATGCTGGATGATAATGTTTTATGATTTGATTAGCAGGTGTTCTACTCATTTGTGAATGTTGATCAGGTTTAACAGATCTTCCAAAAGGTTTCATTGTAAATGAATCAAGTGATTCACGACCTTTTGCTTTATTATCTGCTATTTTAGCATCTCTCTTTTTTTGATCTGCTCTTACGACTGCTTTACTCCTACCTCTTAATTCTTTTTGACGAACCGCAGTATCAAGTTCGGTTCCTGTAAAACGTGATGAACCTTTTTCTGATCGTAATAATCCCATGTAACCTTTATTAGTATATCTAATGTCTGCTGGTTCTTTGCTCGCCTTCATTAAATTTTCAATTTGTCTACGCTTTGAAACTATTGGACTTCTAGGACTATTTCTTAATTTTAAAATATCATAAACTGGAACTTTTTTATTGGGAGACATAATACTACTAGGTTTTAATCGAAGTCTTCTAAGAGATTTAACTCCAAGTTTACCCGCTTTCATTGCAAGTTCAACTTTGTTAAGTTCAGTAATGAATTGGTTATAAGTTTTCATAATCTCCTCGTTAGTGC